CAAAGACCTATAAGAAAAACACTGATTGCTGAGTGGAAAACACAGAAACCAGAGGAATGGGTAACAGGTGAAATGGCTGCTGGTTATATACGAAATAAAACTATGGTTGATTTATCGCAGACACCAGCAGAAATCAAGGAACAGATTGTTTTCCAGTACACTCAACAGCTCAATAAGTCGGCTGAGGACATGTATAAATACTTTACGAACTTTGGTCTTGACAGACTTATTGAAGTAATTGATGAATTTTAATGAGGTAAAATATGAGAAAATTTAGACAAATGAATGAAGGTTTCGACTATGTATTTGAAGGCGAAACCGTAGACGAGCAAGTCACTCGTTTAAAAGAATGGGGACAAACCAACCAATGCCTAGTTCCGATAGTGCGAATTGGTGTAGGTGCGGAGAAACCAGAATGGGGATTACCAGAAGGCATGCCCGAAACCACTAAAATTGAAGAGGATACGCCAGATGGATTAGGTGCAACATCTATCCAAATGGAATGGCGTAGAATCAAGCAATTTACAGACCCAAATTCTAATATGAAGAATCTACCAACTTGGAAACAAGAAATGAATTGGTTACAGATTCTTGAGGGCGTACATCCAGAAGAGGCAAAGATATTAACATCTGTAAAAGATGGTGCTTTACTTGGACTATACCCGAAGTTAGAAAAACTCATGGCACCCTTGGGAATTACCGAGTATAACAAACCCAAGAAAACTAGAAAAACCAGAAAGAAAAAGGAAGTATAATGGCAGATTTGACCAAACAATTAACCCATACTTTAAAAATCTATTTCGATAGTCAGATAAACAAGCACAAAATAAATGTACAAGTTTTGATGCAAAAAGGCGTGGGAGTTGCAGAACATCCAGATATAATGCAAACGATTGAGGACGAACTTGGCAAGATTGCTGAATTCAAGGATAAACTAGAGGCACTAGATACACTTGATATCGCAGATGAAAATCAGTTGAGTTTTTTAAGGGAAGATGGAACGAGCCAGTAGATTCTTTTTGTTCAAATGTGGTGGTTGGAAGAATGAATTTTGGATTGTAGATGAACATAGTCTACAAGAGGTTCCAAAACCACGCGAGATGATAATCAAATTCTCTACCGTTGAAAAGGTCAGAGAATATGTTATTACACAAAACCCCCAAGACCTACCAATAGTCGATAGGTGCAGAGACCGTACCGCTTGGCACACGCCAGAAGGTCGAGAACGCATAAAACAGGCTAAACTAGGTCAAAGTAACCCCAATTCTACAGGATTGTCAGAGGCGCATAAGGCGAAGATATCGCAGACTATGACAGGTACTAGACAGGGTGAATTCAATCCTATGTATGGGCGAACACACAAAGCGCATACCATAGAACTAATCAGACAGAAGGCATTTGCACGCCCTAAAATGAGGTGGTGTGTAGAACCGTCTGGCAAGTCCCATTTGATACGCGCTGACGGTGAAATACCCGATGAGTGGCAATGGGGACGATATTACGACAAATATAGACCAAATGAGTGAATTTTTTTATCAATTTTTTTGCTTTTCTCAATTAAATCAATGACTTACAGAGGCGGATTTATCGCTATTTTCCTTGACTTTTGCCCTAAAATATGGGATCATATACATGTAATTAGGAAAGTGAGAGAAAATATGACAAATAAGATAAATTTCGTTGGTGCAAATAATGGTGGTCTTGAGTTCGTTCTTGAGAATGATACTTATGAAAACAAAGTTGTTGGTAAGAACCTTGAAGAGTGTGCTTTGATTATCGCAAAACACGGTCTTGCTGACAGAGTGATGGGAAGTTCTTCAATGGACTTTGCTAGTGAGGATGGATTTGAAACCGATGATGGTGCGATGACTATGTACCAATATGCAATTAAATTAAGTGGAGTGTAATATGACAGGATTAGTTGAAACAGAATTAACTTTGACGCTCAATCAGATTATTGAGAAAATGGGTGCCCCCAAAGGCACTACCTATGACCAGTTAGACGAAGGTCAACAGGCACATGTGGATGCCTACTGTGAACAGTTTGACCCAGACCAACCCGATTTTGAAAACGGACAGTGCTACTGTGGTGAGTACAATTGCCCAGAAGCGTATGAACATGCAACGAGTGGGTGGTAAGTGAAGAATTTTGCAGAGAAAATAATTCTAACCGATTGTGATGGAGTCTGCCTAGATTGGGAGACTGCATTTTTCACATGGATGGCGCATAATGGGATGAACCCAGTAGGCGAAGATTGGAAACTCAAGTATAAAGTTTCCCAGAGATTTGGAGTAACGCAGGCAGAAGGTCAGAGATTGACTAACCAATTTAACAGTTCTGCTGCTATTGGATTCTTGCCCCCATTGAGGGACGCCCAGTATTACATGAAGAAACTTTCTGAGAAACATGGGTACAAGTTTGTCGCTGTCACTAGTTTACATAGTGACCCATACGCACAAGAGTTGAGAACTCAAAACCTTAAAAAGTTATTTGGAGAGGACACATTCATCGAGTATTATTACTTGGATTGTGGTGCTGACAAGGATGAGATATTAGAAGAGTTGAGTCATAAATACTATGGCGCGCCTTGGGTCGAGGACAAGTATGTCAATGTTGAAGTTGGCATGAAAGTCGGATTTCAAGGATTTCTAATTGAACACGGGCATAACCTAAATTACAAAGGAAATGCTCAAGTTGTCAAAAACTGGGAGCAGATATATGACACGCTTACTAAAGGAAGTTGACCACGATTCGGGCAGAGAATTTGATTCTTTTTGCCACGAGTTATTTCACCAGAATTGTTCAGAGAGGGAAGCGTATAACGAACCGCTGCTCACCTATGATGAATATGTAGCAAAAAACATGGATTTTCTGGTGGAGACATTTAAAAAGAGGAGTTAACATGGGTATGGAAGTACTCGCCGGCTTGTTCGGCATTTCAGTGTATGTGGCATATTCGCTAGGATTCAAAAAAGGAACATCTACATCAGCACAGGTAACTATGCTGATGATGAGAGAGTTTCTAAATGAAAGTCAAGGCAGTGATTGGACAGACATCACATTAGGAAAAAACTTTAACAGGGTACATCGATGGATGCAACAGGTCGAAGATGCCACGGAAGAATCCTAGTCTAGTACAATACCAGAAAATGCTTTCCGAGTTCAATTGGAATTGGGAGGCGGAAACTGAGATAGCGATGTTGGATATATCTGCTGCTCAGAGAAGGAAACAGGAGAAGAGGGAAAACGAATTAATTGATTACAGTCTGGTGTCGCCGATGCACACTGAGTTATACAATGCCCATTTCGTTTTTGCTACTGAGGATGGCCCGAAACCAAAACTGGAGAAAGCGGGAAAAGAAAACGGAAAAACTGTCTACAAAATCATACACGATGAGGATGACGGTTTAATTTTTGATTGGAGAAAACAACATGTACGAGTATAATGTAGTAATACAACGCTGGGTGGATGGCGATACAGTCGATGTCGATATAGACTTAGGCTTTGGTGTATGGTTAAATGACCAACGAGTAAGACTGGCGGGCATCAACGCCCCAGAGAGCAGAACGCGAGACTTAGAAGAGAAGAAACTAGGACTGGCGGCAAAAGACTTCTGTAAGAATTTCTGTAAGGAAGGCGAGTATGCTAAATTGGTATGTAAGAAATACGATTCCAAGGGCAAATTCGGAAGGATTCTAGGAGAGATTTGGAGCATAACGAATTACGCAGATAAATCATTGAACGAATATTTACTTGATAAAGGACACGCTACAGAATATCATGGCGGCAAAAGGTAGTCTATCCAGAAATCTTATAACAGGCGGTTGCTCATTCACGGCACATAAGACGCGAGAAACCCTAGCATGGGCTGAACAACTATCTGAGAAATACGATAATGTAATTAACACCGCTGAGATGGCGAGTGGGAATCAGATTATCTGTGACAGGATATGCTACGAATTAAGCAAACCAGAAGTAACGAGTGAGAACACAATGGTCGCTGTCATGTGGAGTTCGCCCTTTAGAAAAGAATTCCTATTCACATATGATGACCCAGACTATACAGACATATGGCAAAGATTCAAAGATAAAATAGGATTCAGCAACTATATTCTAACAGATAAACAACACGAGAAACATTCCACATCCAACTGGCTTATAGTAGGGGGCGGATATGGCATCTGGAATTACGAAGTAACGCCGCTGGACGCTAGATTGAAAAACTATTTTAGTGATATATACAATCCCGAAGAGGCATATGTAAGCACTCTGAGGGCCATGATTACTGTACAAAGTTTATGTCAGGCGAAAAGAATCCCGCTGTTAAACATGACATGGCAGAGTATCTTTCATGATTTAAGTGCAAAAGATTTCGAGAGTGATGAAAGTTTTTGGAAAAAGGATATAGTCAGCACGACAGGATGGTTATATACGCGACTGAGAACAGCATTTAGCAACAGATTACGCGATAAAGGATTACTGAATGAGCAGGAAATGAAATCCGATATGCATAACAAAAGAATTGATAGATTATATCCCAA